AATAGCTCCTGCTGCGACAACTGAACCACTACCGATTTGAACTCCTTCGATAACCACCGCATTGGCCCCGATAAGAACATTGTCTCCAACACGGACTGGTTCAGCGCTAGCTGGCTCAATCACACCTGCCAAAACTGCACCCGCGCCAACGTGACTGTTTTTCCCAACGATAGCACGGCCACCAAGGATAGCCCCCATGTCAATCATAGTTCCTGCACCAATTTCAGCACCGATATTGATAACCGCTCCCATCATGATAACAGCATTGTCACCAATTTCAACCTGATCACGGATAATAGCACCTGGCTCGATACGAGCATTGATAGCACGTTTATCTAGCAAAGGAACTGCAGAATTACGAGCATCTTGCTCGACAACATAGTCTTGATTTTCTACCAAACCATCGAGAAGCGGAGCCACGTCCTTCCAGTCTCCAAATAGGACATTCCCTAGTTTAACAACAGATCCAGGTACAGCAGTTGCGAGTTGTCCCTCAAAGGTTACTTTCACACTGGTTTTCTTTTCAGCATTTGCGATAAATTGAATAATTTCTTGTGCGTTCATTTTTGTAGCAGTCATAGGCGCCTCCTAGTTCATTTTAATGATACCTATTCTACCAAAAAAGGCCTCAAATTTGAAGCCTTTTTGTTTGTTTTTAGGTATGATTTTTAGGGATGTGAGATAAAACGTGCTGTCGGTAAAAGCAAGCCCCTACCGATACAACCTAAAAACACTCTTCACAACTATCTCCCCGTGTTTTATTGACTATTCTAGTATAGCACACTTTTAGAATTAAGAAAAGACTTTTTATTTACTTTCTTTCGCTTCTTCTACCGATAAGAAAATCATGGGTAAAATAATCAGGGCCATAGCTAGAAGAAGGGACCAATCCACTACCAAGCCTAAAAATAAAACACTCAAAAAGGCAGAAGAGAGAGGTTCACTGGCACTAATAACAGAAACTACCAAGGGAGAAACCAAGGACACAGCCTTCATGGAAATGAAAAAGGCAAAAGCCGTCCCAAAGAAAGCGATAATGAGACAACAGTCTCTCGTGTTCGTCTTTTGACACCTGAGGAAAGGGTGCAAGAAATCGCTAAGATGTTAGCAGGTGATAATGTGACAGAGGCTGCCTTGAGCCAAGCAAGAGCCTTGTTAAAGGTGGATGACTCTCTTTAGGAAAAGACTTGGGAAAGGCTTTCCAGTCATGCTATAATAGAATAAAAATTTGTGTTAAGCGAGAAAATTATGAGTAAAATCAATCTTACAGTCGAAGAAATTAATGCTCTAAAAAGTACAGAGATCATTACAGACGAAAGGGTACGAGAAAAGTTCGTGCAAATCTATGACACTATGTGGGCTAACACAACAGGTGTAAGTGGTGATGCTGCTTACGAGAGAGAAAGCAGATTTTTCAATAGCTTAATTTGCGAAAAGGAAGACCTACGTACCAAGTGTAGTAAGTTCTCCATATTCACGTCATTCCTTGATGTCGCAATATCAGGCTTAAGCATTGAGCCAGGAGTACGAGCACAAGCATACCTACAATCACGATCCGTTAATATCGGTAAAGGGCAAGACGGGAAAAAGATGTACGTTACACAATGCGTGCTTACGGTGTCAGGCTATGGAGAACTCGTTCTCCGTGCTCGCTGCGGTCAGATACGCCACGCTGACAATCCCGTCATAGTGTATAAGGAAGATGGCTTCGAATTCGGAGAACAGAATGGTAACAAGTTTGTGAACTACACCTGCCGTCTTCCCCACGCCTCCAACGAGATTGTAGCTGCTTTCATGAAGATTACACGAAGTGACGGTTCTACTGATTATGCCGTTTTGCTCCCAGAAGACTGGAAACGGCTACAAACCTACAGTGAAAGGCAAAATCGCAAATGGGATGACAACGCCCATTCGTATGTAAATGGTAGGCCTAATGACCTATATGTTGCTGATGGTGGACAGATTGATAAAGGTTTCCTTATTGCGAAGCTCATCAAGCACGCTTTCAAGACTTATCCAAAGGCTCGTATCGGTCGTGGTACTCAATTGGAGTCTCAGCAAACCGAGGATGTAGAAATTAATGATGACATCTACGGAGTTGGCGAAGTTGTAGACACCACTACAGGCGAGGTTATCCAGACCGAAGAGAATTTCGGACCAGCTGCGGATACTTCTGATGGTGTTGTTGTAAATCCTACAGAGACAGCAAGCACAGAAGGTACTGCTAATGATGATGTTTTCTAATCGTAAATTTTAAGTAACTATGAGTACAGAATTAAGTATCGTGCGCCCAGAGAATGTGCAGATGATAGCACAAAATGCACCAAAGATTTACAATGAAAACCAACAGCGTTCGGTGCGTTGCACTAATGCTGGTGCTCAACTGCTATCCGAAATAAAGGAGAAAGGTATGAGTGATGAACTCGACCAGCGTTGTGCAGCCTATCTTGAGAAATCACGCAAGACGGTTAAGTTAATGAATGAGCAGCGTTCACCTATCACGAAGATGTTTGACCAGATACGCACCGAGTTTACAGGTATGGAAAACTCTATCGACCCAACCAAGGCAGGAAACGTACCTAATCAGATACAGGCTTTTCGTAATCAGTTCGCAGCAAAGAAACGTGAGGAGGAAGAAAAGCGCAGACGTGAAGAGGCTATGAAACTGCAAAGGCAGCAGGCACTCACAAAATACGAAACAGATGTAGAAGATGATTTCAGACAGTTGTTTAGCAAGTACATCACGCAACGTATCAATGAACTAACTACACTCAACACATCACTTACACTTGAGAACTTCGATACACAGTCCGTGAAGATTGTTGACTATCCTACAACAATGCCTGCTGATTTGTTCAACCATCTTACACTCTCTGTTCTTATTCCACAGTTATTATCAACAGATGAGGCTGCTAAAATTCGCGCAAGTGTTCAATCACGCTTGCTTGCACAGTTCGACGAACAATACACTACAGAGATTGGTGACTATAAAGATACTATCGTAGATGCACTAAATTCTAAGCATGCCGAACTCGAGGGCATAGCAAAAGCCAATGCAGAGGAACAAGAACGCATGAAACAGAAACTTGCGGCAAAGGAAACTGCTGAGGCTGCACGACTTGAAGCAGAGCGTAAGCGTAAGGAAGAGGAAGCCAAGGCTGCAAAGGAAATTCAGTCGCAAGCACAGGAAGTTGGTAATCTTTTCAATTCAGCCTCCGTCTCTACCCCTGCCTATACTCCTAAGACCTCTGTAAAGAAAAAGATAGTTGCTCTTGATGCGGAAGGTATCATCAATATCGTTTCGTTCTGGTGGAGTAAAGACGGTCAGTATATGGGTGTGGATGACTTGACTAAGATGTTCAAGAAGCAAATCACAGCCGTTGAGAAGTACGCAAACGATAAAGCTAATGCAGAGTTTATCAATTCTCCACATGTTAGGTATGAGGATGAAGTAAAAGCAAAATAACCATGACAACTCATAATCCAGATGAATACTATAACCGCAGTGAGGTCTCCAACTCTGACCTCACTGCACTTAAAGAGCAGCTCTACCCACGACCTCAATATGGCGACCGTGAGGCAGCTTTCTACTTCGGTAGCATAGTAGATGCCTTAATTACAGAACCCACAAGAGTTGATTTTATCAACAAACTGGTAGATGGTGAGCCTGTAGATGAAGAAATATGGCTACATGCACGTGAAATGCAACGTGCCTTACGTGCAGAAGCACGGCATGACCCATTTCTCGCAAAGGTCTTAGAGATAGCGGACACGCAACGTTTCATGGTGAACAAGGGGCAAGAATTTGATAACGGAGGTTTCTGTTTCACTCTTGACACTCGATGCAAGTGGGACTGGTGGTTGCAGGCAGCTCACTTCGGAGGAGACCTGAAAACAACAGCAGCCTCAACGGATGCGGAATTCAACGATGCAATAGACTTCTTCGATTGGGACCGTAGCCGTGCTTGGTACATGGACATCGCACACAGTGATAATGATTTCATATACGCAATATCAAAGCAGAACAACAGAGTATTTAAGAAGTTTATAAAGCGTGGCGATGATGTATACAGCCGTGGAAGAGAAAAGTATGAGGATTTAGCATACAAATACTGGTGTTATTCATTATGAAAGAACTGAAGCATAATCTCAAAATAGAACCTTATCCATACCAGCGTGAGGGTATCTTGGTAGGAATGGAAATGAAACGTCTCTTAATCGGGGACGAGCCTGGATTAGGTAAGACTTTACAAAGCATCGGCATAGTTGATACAGCAAATGCTTATCCATGCCTTGTTATCTGTCCATCATCACTTAAGATTAACTGGCAGCGTGAGTTTGAGAAGTTTACTGACAAGAAAGCACTTGTGCTTGAAAATGCTGTACAGACAACGTGGCCATATCTCCTTAAGATGAGAATGCACCATGTAGCCATATGTAATTACGAGAGTCTGCGCAAATACTTTGTCTGGGACATCAAACAAAAAGGCTCATTCCGACTGAAAGATGTTGTATTCAACCCTGCAATAAAAATATTTCGCTCTATCATCATTGACGAAAGCCACAGGGTTAAAGATCCATCAGCACAACAGACGATTTTCACACGAGGTATAGCAGAGGGTAAGCCTTATCGCATATTGCTTTCTGGTACTCCTGTTGTCAATCGTCCAGCTGACCTCATCGCACAATTGTCTATCATGGGCAGGTTACCAGAGTTTGGAGGACGCACTCACTTCTTGCAAGAGTATGGCGGTGGAGATTTAAACAGAGAGAACAGAAGCCAGGAGCCAGACGAGGTAAAAAACCTCGACAAACTTTCTTCTGAACTGTATTCTCGCTGCATGATACGTAGAGAAAAGGCAAAGGTACTCACACAGTTACCTGACAAGACACGTACCGACCTCTATGTGGATATATCCAATAGTGAGGAATATACTTGTGCAGCAGAGGATCTTGCTACTTATCTGCGTGAATATAAAGAGTGTACTGATTATGAGGTAGCTCGCAAAATGCGGATGGAAGCTCTCGTTAAATTCATGGCGCTACGTTCGATAGCAGCCAAAGGCAAGGTAAAACAAGCTATCGATTTCTGCCGCACGTTTCTTGCAAATGGAAAGCCTCTTATTCTGTTCTGCTCTCTGCATGAAATTGTAGATGAATTGAAAAAAGCATTTCCAAAGGCGGTTACAGTTACAGGGCGTGATAGCATGATGATGAAGCAGGCTGCCATTGATGCCTTCCAATCAGGACAAGCACAGCTAATCATCTGTTCTATCAAAGCTGCAGGTGTCGGTCTTACGCTCACAGCCTCATCTAACGTGGCGTTTTGTGAGTTCCCATGGACCTATTCAGACTGTTGTCAATGTGAAGACCGTGCACATCGCATCGGACAGAAAGACAATGTTACATGCTATTATCTCATTGGTCGTGGAACTATTGATCATACTCTCTATAATATCATACAAAATAAGCGGTCTGTAGCTAATCAGATAATGGCATCCACAGATGATATCCCAACAGATAAGATGTATTTCGACCAACTCACGGATATGTTTCTTAACCCCTGTTGCAATGTATAAACCAATTTTTAAATAAAATATTAAAACAATGACAAAGAACGAAATCATTTCAGAGGTTGTTTCTACAACTAACCTCACACGCTCACAAGCTATAAAAGCTTATGAGGCAATCATTAAATCTATTAAGAGTTCACTCGTTAAGGGTGAGAGTGTATCACTTCGTGGTTTTGCAACCATAAAGGTGGTTAAAACAAAGGAAAGGATATCTTACCTACATGGAAAGCAGGTTCCTATTCCAGCTTGTGCCACTGCAAGGCTTAAGCTCAGTATGGAACTTAAGAAACAAATGAATCAATAGTTTTAAGACAAAAAACTAAGGTATGAGAAATAGAACAAACATTTGGTTTGAAACAAAAGTCAGATATGATAAGACCATGGAAGATGGTCGGGACAAAAAAGTCACAGAACAGTATGTGGTAGAGGCTTTAAGTTTCTCTGAGGCAGAGAGGCGTATTACGGAGGAAATGTCACACTATGTAAGTGGTGAATTTGGAGTAAAGGCTATTAAGCTTGCTACCTATAGTGAGATATTCTTCAGTGATATCGATACTGACGATAAGTGGTTTAAGGCAAAACTTGCTTTCATCACATTAGATGAAAAGACTGATAAGGAAAAACGTACCCCTGTAACTTATCTTGTTCAGGCTGTAAGTCTTGACAAAGCGCGTGCTTATGTAAAGGAAGTCATGGAGAAAACTTTGATTGATTATGATGTTGTCTCTATTTCAGAGACACATTGCATTGATGTTTTTGAGCATAACAACCAGTAGTTCTATGACACTTGAAGAATTAGTAGCTGCGCAAGTAGCTACAAAGCGCAAGCGTCCTTCTGATGAGGAACACCGCATACAATCTTCTTGTGTGCGGTGGTTCAACCTCAAACATCAAAGCTTAAAAGGTAGGCTGTTTGCAGTACCAAATGGTGGCAAGCGTGATGCACGCACCGCTGCTAAGCTAAAAGAAGAAGGCGTTGTCGCTGGAGTTGCTGATTTAATACTCCTTGCTCCTAATCGTTTCTATGGTGCATTACTTATTGAAATGAAGACTGCTTCTGGAAGACAAAGTACTTCACAAAAAGAATGGGAACGAATCGTAACAGATAAAGGAGAATATAAATACGTAGTTTGTCACTCTCTTGACGACTTTATTAATGAAGTCGATAACT